CAATGGTACAATTACTGGAAGGATGTCCCATCAGTCGCCCAATATGGCACAAGTTCCTGCTGTGTATTCACCCTACGGAAAAGAATGCAGAGAGTTATGGATTACAAACAAAGGTTATAAATTAGTAGGTGTTGATGCCTCAGGACTTGAGTTGAGGATGTTAGCACACTACATGAACGATAAGGAATATACACATGAAATCATTAATGGAGATATACACACAACAAATCAGATTAGGACTGGCTTGGAGTCAAGAGATGAGGCGAAGACATTTATATACGCACGCATCTATGGAGCAGGTTCAAAAAAAATCGGAAGTATCATCAAAAGGTCTGAAAGAGATGGAGAAAGAGTTAAAGAAAAATTTCTTAGAGCTACACCAAGTTTTAAACGACTACGAGAAAGAGTGGATGGAGTGGCTCAAAAAAGATGGCTCAGAGGTCTCGACCAAAGAAAAATCCTCATAAGACACCCCCACGCTGCGTTAAACACCCTATTACAGGGTGCTGGTGCGTGTGTTATGAAGAAAGCGTTGACATTACTAGACCAATATGTTATAAATAAACGAATCAAAGCTTATCCTATTGTTAATGTACATGATGAGTTTCAATATGAGGTTGAAGATAGTAGAGCCGAAGAGTTTGGAAACTTAGCAGTACAATCAATAAGAGAGGCAGGAAAGGAATTAAAAATAAGGTGTCCGTTAGATGGAAAATATAAAATCGGAAACAACTGGGCAGAAACGCATTGATACTATAGCTACTGATATTAAAACTTTAGTAGCTGGAATATCAAATGGTAAACCTGCTAACGTCACAGAAGAAAACATGAATAAGTTTCTCCTTAATATTAAGGAAGCTTTTCATTCATGGAATAATCCTGTTAGAGAAAAAGATGGGAAGTTAAGAATGTCAGTACTAGGTAAACCACCTAGACAATTATGGTATGATAGATTTAGTCCAAAGAAAACTAAATCTTATGATGCTAGTTTAAATATTAAATTTTTATATGGACATATCTTAGAACATTTATTATTATATCTAGCAGAATTAACTGGACATAAAATAGGAGACCAACAAAAGAAAGTAGAGATAGATAATATTAAAGGACATATAGATGCGACAGTAGATGGTGAAGTATGTGATGTTAAGTCAGCATCATCATTTAGTTTTAAGAAATTTAAAACAGGAGAGTTAGTTGGTGATGACCCATTTGGTTATCATGCCCAGTTATCAGGATATGAAACAGGTATGGGTACAAATGGAGGAGGTTTTTTGGTTATGGATAAATCAAGTGGAGATGTTTGTTTCTATAAACCTGATGAGTTAGCTAAACCTAATGTTACAACTTTAATTAAAACTTTACAAGATACATTAAAGAGTAAGACACCACCTGAGAAGTGTTATCAATTATCAGAAACAAAAGGTGGAAATAAATCTTTACCTATTGGTTGTCAGTTTTGTACACATAAATGGGAATGTTATAAAGATGCTAATGATGGAAAAGGATTAAGAGTATTTAAATATTCTAATAAGTTTGTTTATTTAGCTGAAGTAAATAGACAACCTAATGTTGAAGAGATAACTAAAAACTTTTCAGAAGAATTAAAAACATATGGAAAAAGATGAGACAATTAATTGAAAGTTTTATAGATGTAGGTAGTGGATTTATATTAGCAATTTTAATACAATTGTTATTGTTTCCACTATTCGGTTTATATCCTACGATACTAGATAGTATTGGGATAGCTTTAATTTTTACTGTAGTTTCTATAACAAGGTCATGGATGTGGAGGTTAGTGTTTAAAAGAATAAATGAGTAACTATAAACCATTACCTGAAGGACTTAGAATTGAGAAGAGTAAGATAGAGGGGTATGGTTTAGTTACATTATCTTTTATAAAAGAAGGTACAAATCTTGGTGTATCTCATATTAAGATAAAGGATGAAATAATTCGTACACCTTTAGGTGGATTTATAAATCATTCAGATGAACCTAATTGTGAGAAAGTAAAATTACAAGCAGCGAATTATACTAAATATAATTTAGTTACTATAAAAAATATAAAGGCATGGGAAGAACTAACTGTTAAGTATACATTTTATAATATGGGAAGTAATGGTAAAAATCTTTCTGTATCAGAGAAACTACAGGATGAATTAGAACCTATTGTTAATGCTCCTATGATGGAGACAGAATAATGTTAACAATGGCTAAAGCTATAGTAGGTTTTTTATTATTAAGTCTTACTGGAGGACTTATAATTTATTTTCTTAAAGATTATAAATATACTTATAAGAAGAAGAAAAAGAAATGAACACTAAACAAATGAGTAAGATAAGAAACAAAGCTAAACATATTATGGTTGAATGGCTTAAAGGATTATTAAATCCTGATGAACAAAAGAAAGTTAATGTTAAGAATGTATTTAAATTATTACCGAATCAAACTCATTATTGGCAAGGAACTACATTACGTTTACAACCTTGGTCTTATAAATGGATAGTTAAAAAATTAAAAAAGAATCCTCATTGGACTATAGATGATTTAAATGATAGCTTAGAACCCACAGAAAGAGATAAAAGGAGAGCAAGGATGGCTAAAGAAGGTCCTATTGCTATGTAATGACAGACAAAGGAATGTTTAAAGGTACGACATATGATTCATTAAGTAAGCAGGTAGATGGAAATCATTATAACTCTATGAAGATTCAACCTGCAGAATTTATTAATGAAAATAAAATATTGTTTGCAGAAGGAAATGCTATTAAGTATATATGCAGACATCAAAAAAAAGGAAAGAGGAAGGATATAGAAAAGGCAATACACTATCTAGAAATGATATTGGAAAGGGACTATGATGATTAATGAGAGTACTATAACTCAATTAGAAAAAAGAGCAAGAGGTTTTCGTAGAATAATTTCTGCTCTTAATGATTTACCTATGTATGGAATTACTCCTCACATAGATAAAATGTTATACATAAGAATAGGTGAACTTAAAGAACACCTAAAGAAGAAGATAACTAGAAACAATGAAAAGTTAAATGAAATTCATACAACAAGTGTGGATAGTTTAATAGATGATGATGGACAAGGAGGAGTAGTAGCTGTTAAAGATGGTATAGTTAATACTGAACCTAGTTTTGTAAGTAAAGGATACTCTTCTAAAATAGAAAGCGTTCTAAAAAATGATGACTGAAGAACAAGATAGGGCTGAAGCATCATCTTATGAAGATGAAATAACTTCAAGAAGAACTGTCACTATTCCTTTAAGAGAGTATGATGAATTAAAAGCAGAACAAAGGTTTATAAAAGATAAATCTTTAATTGCTATTATAGATAAAGTTGAAGAACTTATAAGAGCTTTACGCAAAAGTATTATAAGAGAGAAATAATATGGATGAAAAAAGTAAAGTCTTTTCCATGAAGGGAAAGCCTGTTGAAGGTAAACCTACTGTCTATCATATGCGATTATGTTTAGTGGGTTCTCCTGATATGGATATAGAGAATATTCAAACATTTGGTATAGCAGATGATGGATTCTTTATGGTTAAAAGTTATAATAATCTAAGGCTTCCTACTTTTATGACCAATCCTATTAGAGTTAAAACTGTAGAAATATATAAGAAGGGCGATAAACCAATGACTAAATTAAAAACAAATAAAGATGATGATGAAATGTTTGTTGATTTAATGCGGAAAGCCCATGCGACCCCACCGAAAATTAAATAAATCTAAAAGAACCAAAAAAAAAGAAGCCGATTTAATGGGCTTCAAATTAATTATTAATAATCAAGGACAGTTTATTAGTGAATTAAAAACTTTTCCTATGGATAAGATTCCTGTCTATTTTAAAAAGGAAAATGCAGGGGTAATACAAGCTATGTTGAGAGAGTGTAAAACTAATTTTACAGAATTACATACGTACTTAGAAAAAATTGCAAGGGATGTTTTTCATTCCTAAGTAGGAGTTCCTGTAGGTTCAACCTCAAAAACTTTATCAATAGGTAAACATCTATACATCATTTTTATTTGTTGGTCTTGGAATTGTTGTACTCCTATAGACCGCATATAGTTTTCAGCAACTTCCGCAATATGATAATAACCTTTGTACATACATTGTTCTTCTGTTTCAAATTTCCAATCATTATGAGTAAGAGGTGGTAGACATCCCATCATACCACATATTGTTATTACCAAAGCTATTTTCATTTTCTTTTTTTTCGTCTTCTTCTATACCAACGTCTTTTTTTAAGGAAGTAAGCATAAAGTTTAATCTTCGTCATCTTCCTTCGGTCTCACCTTACCGAAAATAATTTTATAATTCATCTTAATATTTTGCTCCATGTCAGTACTCAAAGGTTTACCTGAGATACCAATAGAATGCCTTGTATTTTCACATCCTGATATTAAAAGGAATAGAATACTAAAAAGGAATATAGTTATATAACGAACCCACGCATTAATTTTTTTCATTTTTCTTCTTGCGTTTCTTCTTGCCCTTAAGATTTTTAAAGTTCGATACCTCATTTTGAATAGTTGCCACCCTCTCCTTAATCAAAACCATATCTTTCGATATGCTATAAGTTTCCTTTAAATTCCATCCTCCGAGTGCTAATAGTATAGCAATCAGGATTGTTATAAGTTTTTCGTTTATCATTTATTTTTTTAAATCATAGATAACATAGATTATAAAACAGAACAGTAGAATTAAACCTATGGTATCCATCATTTAACTATCTTTTCTTTTTCTTTTTATTTTTTTTATTTTTCTTTTTGCCTTTTTTCTTTTTCTTTTTAGCCATTGTTTCTCCTTTCTATCTTTATTCTAAGATTTTAAGTATACGTTTTCCGTATCTTGTTTGGTCATCTAATTCTATTTTAGCTTTAACAATCTTGCATCTAAAGACTACTCTCTTTGGATTTAATTCATGCGAAGCTATGCGTTTCGATTTGAGACACGCACTTAAGTCAGGTTTATAAACGTGCTCAATCATTGTGCCATTTAAAAATAGCATTAGTGCTGTTACAACTTCAATCATTATTTTCTCTTTCTCCCAAAGTAATGTTCTGATGGTTCGTAATTCCATCTATGTCCATGATGACCTCTTATATCAGCATACCACATTCTTAATCGAACTATCCATTTTCTTACAGGTTTTGGCATTAGTAATTATAACTAGATGAAGAATCTGAAGTATTTTCTAAAGCTTCAAATAATTTTTTATGTTGTCTTATGATATCTTCATCTTTATCCATCATGTCAGACATCTTATCTTGTAGTTTTTCAACTGTTCTTTCTAATTTACTTACCTTATCAACTTGAACAGCTTGGTTAGTAGATAAAGAAAATGTTTGAGTTAACACCCAACCTGAAACAGCCAACATAACTCCAATAAGAATTGTTATAATTTTATCCATCATTAACGTGTTCCATTAGAAAATGTTCTTTGTTTATCTTTTAATTTTTCTATATCTCCTAAAACTTTTTCCATATCCTTTTGAAGTCTTTCAATATTAACTTCATTATGCATCATATTTCCCATAGACTTTTCTAGTTTAGAAACTAAACCTGCCATATGCTCCACCAACATGAAAAGCTCTGCTTCTCCTGCCGATTGTCCTAACTCTCCTCTAGGATATTTGATTCTAAATTCTGAGTTCTGTTCTAAATCTTTTTCCATTAACTCTAAAGTCGTACTATGTTTATTTAAAGTTTCTTGAATTCCAAAAAATGCCCACACCCCTACTGAAACTGCTGTTACAATTCCTATAAGATTACGCATAGGCATACTGATAGCAGTCTTATCAGATATTTTCATTTTTATTTTTTTCTATTTTTTATTAAACTTGTAACAGATATTCCATAGTTTCCACCTACTACTATAAACACTAAGTAAAGGTAGACTTCAGGAATTTCTTTTAGTCTATGAAAATAGAATTCAGTTCTATTTAATATTAGTTCATCACCGAAGTAAGAACCATAAGCTAGGATGCCTAGTGGTGCTAGTATAAATGCACCTAATATTAAATCTAAAAATAAAGAACCATTTCTTTTTGCTCGTTCATTTCCAGTAGCCATTTCTTGCATAGCTATTGCGTGTGCTCTGTCAGACTTTTCTTTTCGTCTAGTCATAAAAGTACCGACAGCTTTAGAACCAAGTTTAAATAATATATTGTATGGTATCATAATTTTTTATGGTGGCAGAGCAGTTGTACTCTAATGAGTTATACTGATACCACCATGACAGTAAAGATTTATTTAATCTTTATTGTTTTAGGCTTTTTACTTTCAGGTAAATCTTCGTAGAGTTTGATTTTAAGCATTCCATCTTTAAAATCAGCGTCATCTACTTTGACATACTCTGATAACGTAAACTTCCTTAAAACACTTCGAGATGCAATCCCTTGATGAATCAAGTTATCAGCATCCTTCTTTTCTTTTTTAGCTTCAATGGTTAATACACCATCTTGTAGTTCGCATTTCAAGTCCTCCTTAGAGAACCCTGCTAATGCCATTTCGACAAGATACTTGCCATCCTCTAACTTTCTTATGTTATATGGAGGGAAGTTTGAAGTGTTCAGTCGAGAGACCTCATTTAAAGAATCAAACATTCTATCGAAACCGATAGAGAAATTCTTAAAGGGGTCAAAGTTTATTAAATCGTATGTTGTCATGTTAATCCTTTCGTTAAGCGATTTAAGTTGAGTAACTCCACAATGGACATTACTCTTTCATACTATAGTATAGTAAGAAATTCGTTAGTTGTCAACAGGAAAAAAGTAATTTTTAAAATCTTGATTTCTCCCATCTAATTTAAAGTAGTCACCCTTTTTATCATAAAATCCTCTGTCAGATTCTTCTTTTATTTTATCTTTATCATCAGAAAACAAACCTTCTTTAAATTTTGTCCATTTGTCGTCAGAAAGAAATCTATCACTACCCATATTAAATTGAAAATCAATCATCATTTGTTTTCGTTTCGTATCTAAATCTAAATATTGTTTACCATATTTTAGTTCTAAGTCTGCAGAGGCTTGTGCTAAATCTTGTAATAAAATAATTTTAGCAATTTTAGGTGTTAAGTTATCAAGACTATAACCATAAACTTTATTAGTTTTTATCTCTTCATCTGTAAGTTTATGACCAAATCCTATGGTATCATTTCCACCTTCACGAGATTTATGTCTAATTTTATTTGTAGTACCTTTCATAAGAGGAGCATTTTCTACTTTTTTTATATAATTTAAAAAAGATTCTTCAGCATAAATAGGTTTTTCTTCAGGTAATATTTGTTCTTCTTCTATAGGAATTTGTTCTTCTTCTATAGGAGGAGGTAATATATTATTTTCTACAGCTTTATTTATATCTGCATCTACTCCTGTTGCAGTTATTGCTGCAGCAGCCGCTATACTTGCTAAATCTTTTTTATTCATATCTTCCTGTTGGTTTAAATTTATATCTTCCATAGCAGCAGTTTCTGCTACATCTCCTTTTTTAAGTTTAACTCTACCACCTCTATTAAATTTTCTTTCAAAAGTATCTAATGATTCATATTTTTCAGGCT